TGTATAGAGCCGCGTTTTGCCCTGTAGTGTTAGGTGGTAGATATGTAATGACTCCTGTCTCATCGACAGAGGCTCCACCATTACCGAATGCCATTTGATATATCTCTCCGTATCCTCTACTAGAAAGAGTATCAGCAATTGCTTCTGACATGTTTTCGTAATTGATTGCGTTCTTTGCTTCTTGTAAAACTTCGCCGGTGTTATAGTCTCTGATTGTCAGAAATCCTTCCATCTTCAGAATTTGTTGATCGCCAGACATTAACTATCTCCTCGCATCTGCACTAACACTTCGTCAGTGTCAGGATCAGTGATTTTCAGACTAGATGAGAAGTAAATTCCACTGTCTTCATTGGGTTTTACTTCTTTAGGTTCTGAGTTCTCTGATTTATTATTGTTCATCTCTTTATTTATCATTTACGTTATATCCGTTTGTAGAAACTGTGCTGGGGTTGTGGTAGATATCTGTAATGGATCTCCTTCAGTAGTATTAAATGTGTAAGAGTTCCAACTTTGATCAATATATAAGTCAGGTAAGCGGTTATTGCTCAAAAGACTGAACACTTCGGTGTACTTAGCAATGTATTCTTGTACTCCTGTACCATTTGCTCCACGTTGTAATCCACTTACTGAGTTATTATCAAAATTAATTGTTGTAAATTTGATTTGCTCTCCATTAATATATAACACATTACCTTCTAATGATGTAATCTTTAATGAATCTCCTGCTGATATGTAAGAACCATCTGTGATTTTTAATATCGGCGATAGATTTTCAACAACAACTTCATAAGTATCAGTATCTAATGTATTTCCAGTAGTATTATTTAGAACAGTTACGCCACTTAAAATGTTTTTATCTGCGGTCAAGCCGATTGAGTAAAGATTATTAACTGGACTTGGTGCAATAACATTCTGTATAACGTTATCTGTAACTCTTGTAACATCTCCTACATAAATTACTTGTGATAGAGGGAAGATAGGCTGTGACAACCATGTTCTTGCTTGTACATTTGCTCTGTAAATTGATTGCTCTCCTGTTGTGTTAACTGCATTCAAGTAAATTTCTTCATCTGGTGTTGCATTAGGAATCATATTAGTCATAATTACAACGTCACCAGGTGATATCTCTGTTAAAATACTAACTTCATTATCTGCGCCAACTCTGAGTTTACTAGATGGTAAACGATAACCGTTTACTGTCACCCACAATCTTTGAACATCATGTTGTTCCCATTGTGTTACATTCATAATACCTGTATCATCAGTTAAAGTTACTGCTGTACCTGCATTTCTTGTTAACCCAATTGTAAACTGAGTACTACTTAAAATTTGTTTAATATAGTATGTTGTGCCTTGTGTTAAACCACCTAATACTGCGGCTCCTGCAACTTGTCCTTGTTGTGTAAAGATAACTTTATTATTTACAACAAGATCAGCAGTAGAATTACATGTAATTCTGCTATTAGATGCTGTAGTTACAGTTGCTTGAGTAGTAACTAAGAAGAATGTTCCTTGTCTCCAAACATAACCACCTGAGATGTATGTTGAAATATTAGTTACTGGATAATTAACTGCATCTAATGCTGGATTATAAACTTGTGTATAGATTTCAAATCTGTATTGATCAAATACTCTTACATAGTATGAGTTACCATTCAATTCAACAGATCCGTATATACCATCTAAGACAACTAATTGATCAGTTGCTAATGAGTGAGGAATACCTGTTGTAATTCTTGTAGTTGGATTGCCACCGCATGTTGTAACCATTAATCCTGTTGCTGTTGACAATGTTACTGTTGCGCCTGTTTGATCTTTAATTGTTGCTGTTGTAGAATCGACAATACTTGCAACAAAGTAAACTGCACCTTGTACTAGTCCACCAAAGTTAGTTCCTTGGAAGTAAATTTGTTGATCGATTACAAATCCTGCTGTAGTATCAAATGTAATTTGATTTGATGTAGCCGCTGTTGCAGTTGCTTGAGTAACACGCAATGGATCTTCTTGTCCAGTTTCTATATTTGTAATGTTTGCAACTGTAATCGCATTTGACGTACCTATCATTGACCCTGAATCTGTTGTGACTGTGACAGGAGCACCGCCTATTTCAAGTGAGATAGTAAATGTAGTAGAATCAATAATCTGTAAGATATAATATGTGACACCTGCTGTGATTCCACCTATAGTTGGGTTAGAGAATACTATTGGTTCATCTACTGTTAAGATTGATGTATCAGCACAAGTTAATGTGTCTAATAATTCATCATACATAACGATAGTTGGTGTGTCCTGATCGTATGTTTCAGTGTCAGGAGTATCTTCATCGAAAGTACCTTCAGTATGAGTAGTTGCTGTAACTGTGACAGTTGTAATCGAACTACCTGAAGTACCTGCAATACCATATTGTGTTGTTAAGTATTGTCTTTCAGTATTATTATAAGTTAAAACAGAAATCTTTGCACCAATAGCCGGTGGAGCAAAGAATAACACAGTGTTTGCGCCGTTGTCTACTTCGTATTGAGTATTTGTTAATCTTAGTCCGTCAACTTCAACGATTGCGTTTAGAGGATTATCTCCCCCATTGTAATTACTCATAGCAAATGATGCTGTTGATCCGTCTCCGATAAATTCTTGTATCTCTGGAACAGAATATCCATACTGAGAAGGATCACCTGAGTCACCAAAGATTGAATAAACAAGATAGTCTGTACCGTTTACATAATTTGTTGGGTTTGCTAATACAAGTTTTGCTTGTATACCATTTGGTTGTTTATCTATTGCATAATCATTTGTTACGTATGATGATATGCCTGCTTGATCTGTTAAAGTAACAACAGTACCACCGTTAGTTTCTGAAATTGTAAATTCATTATTGTCTACGATTGTTTTAATATAGTAAACTTGATTTGGTGTAATGTCTGATCCAAACATATCTGCCGCAAATTGAATTCTGTTACCAACAGATAATCCTACAGTTGTTCCTGTTGTAATTGCGTTGTTTGATGCTTTAGTTCTGCTAATTGAGTTAGTCTTACCTAATACTAATCTGCTACCATTGTGATATACTAGTGGGTCAGTCCATACAGTACCTGTTCCAGTCTGTATGTTAACAATCATTGATCCAGTTGCATCAGTTAAAGATTTAATTGGGCCTGCAAGTCCTGTGCTAGAGTCGTAACTCTCTGATATAGTGATAGAATTTGTTGCTGTAGAAATAGATTTAACATAATAAGTAATGTCTTCTGCTATTCCACCGAATACAACTCCTTGAAATGATATTGGATCGTTTGCTGTAAAGTCTTTTATGTTTACACAAACAATCGTGTCACCATTAGCAATAGTTTCAGTTGCTTCTACTTCAATAGAATGTGATCCAGTTCTGATTACTCCAGAGCCTTGGAAGAATGTTGCACTATAATTACAGTTCAAGTATATGTCATCAAAGCCTGTTTGTGCAATCTGTCTAATAGGATCAGTGTCTGTGCAACCTTTAACTAATTGATTGCCGTTACCTACTTCATATACATCGATACGTAATGATTGTTTCGGTGCAAATGTAAGTGGTGTATTTAATGTAATAACTTTTGTGATCCAGTTAACAGAATAAGCACTTGTTTCTAATCCAGTACCTAATCCAGTTGTTGCATCGATAATTTGTACAGTCAAGTCTAATGGGTATTGAACGAACTGATCAAAACTATAGTCAACTTGGAATTCAGTTGTTGGTGCAACTACTCTGGATACTACATTAAATCCTGTATGAGAATATAAAGTTGCGTCCCAAACTGTTCCAGGACGTGAAACAACTGTCATGTTTAAGTTGTCTTTAACTAAGCCAGGAACTAATTCTTCTGGCCCGTAGCCATCAGTAAAGTCTGATCCTTTAACATCATAGACTGGCTTCTCTACTGTGAATACTCCTGATAATGTCCATGTAACACCTGAATCTGTTGATTCTAAAATAACATTGTTATCTCCGACAACTTTAAATGTGTCTGTTTCAGGAGCATATGTTACACCATTTAAATTTTGTGTTGTACCTGATGTTCTTGTTGTCCAACGTAAGCCGTTAGATGATGTTTGTATTCTACCATTGTCACCTACTGTCATCCAAATGCTATCAGCATAGATAACATCATGTAAGGTTTGAGAGTCAGCATCATATAAGAACAATCTACAATCTAATGGTATGACTGCATCTACTAATGTTACTTGTGATGTTAGTCCTGCATCTGTAAATATTTCTACTTGAGTAGAGCCCACAACATCTACGTAGTAAGTTGTGCCTGCTGTCAGTCCACCAAATGAGTCAGTGACTCTAACTGGGTCTGCATCTAAGAAACCTGCTGTACTTGTAACGTTTAATTGATTTGATGGTTCATTAATAGAAACAACTGAGACTTCATTAATACCAGTCCAGTCACCGCCGTTATCTGTTTGATACTTGACATCGTTTTCACCAACTGCAACTGCAATTGTGCCGTTACTTGTTACACCATACAAGCCGTTTGGAGTAAGAGATGGTCCGTCTTGCCAAAACTCTCCAGTTGGTTCGTATGAGTATGCAATGATGTTAGTGTCGATTAATTCTGTTACGCCGGTTGAGTAATCAAACTTCTTACCTTTACCAACTGCTATAAATCCACCAAAGCCTGTTGTGTCAATTGAACTGACGCCATATAAAGTTACTGCAAATTGTGTATCGTATGTTTTTCTTTCAGTCCATACGTATGTGTCAGGACTATTAACGATGTCATCTCCAACACTTACATAATAGTTGTTTCTATATGCAGTACTTTGTAATGCCATTGCCGCAATTGACAATGATGTTGATGAATAAGGATTTGAATCGTATGGTAAAGCGCCGTATGGTGTAAACCATCCGTTTGTTGTCCATGTAACACCGTCGTTTGATCTATAGATTGGTGTTGCAGTATTAGTAGTTGTCATTACATATAGACCATTACCATATACTATATCAGTAGCGCCAACTACTTGATTTGAAATTTGTTTTGTTGACCAACTTTGTCCTTCGATAGATGCGATAACACCAGTGTACTTGTCAAAGTTAGCAGATGCTAAGTAACTTGTGCCATTCCATAATACAGATGTAATTGATACTCCTGTTGGGTAGAACGGCTCATCTTTTAATATTGTATCAACTGTGAATTGATCTTCAGGGGCAAATGCATTACCTAAGTAAACTGCATTTGGATATGACGTACCAGTAAACAATTGATCTAAGTCTACACCCGGCATGTTAATGCTCGGCTGATAATATCCTTCTACTCTATCAAGTGCATTTAATATTCTGTTGTCTGATCTTAACTCTTCCCACTTACCAATAATAAAGTCTGGGTCATTATTAGAAATAACACAACGATAAACTCTGTCTAAGTATTTTATAATAGACTGATTAAAATAGAATGGTTCAGGTAAGAATGCATAACTACCTGCTTTAGATAAAGTTAGTCCCGAGAGTGAAACAGTAGTAATAACGTTTACAACACTACCGCCTGGGTTAGTTGAAATCGTAACTTCGTTTGTTCCTGTGTCAATTGATTTAATATAGTAAGATGTTGAAGTTATAGCATCAATTGTATTATTAGGTACTGTTCCTTCAAATATTACTTCATCATTTAATGAGAAGCCTGCTACACTTGTCAATGTGATTGAATCTGTTCCTGATGTACAACCTGTTACGTTAGTTGTTGTAAATCCACCAAACTCAAAACCTATACCACTAACTGGTACAGTCATTCTTGCATCTGAATATACTTTTAATGTATGCTGTCCTGTTACTTTTAAGTAGTAGTTAGTTGTAAGATCATTAGGCTCACCTGAAACAATTAAACTTGTAATTACGCCGTTTGCATCTACTTCATCTACTTCTAATGTTACGTCATTAGTAGGAGATGTTCCCCCTACTTCATTACCTGATATAGTAATCTTGTTTGTGATTGCATATCCTACGCCTGCATTTGATAAGATTGCTCTATACCCGCCCAACTTATATCCTATATCAAAAATAGCATCAGTAGTTGGTGATTGTGTTAAACTAAATGCAGTGTTTGTATCTGCTGTAATTGTAACATCTTGTGTGGCTCCACCTTGAGTTGTTTTTAATCTAATCCAAGGATTACCAGTACCTACCATCGGTCCGTTATCATTTGCTAATGTGAATACTGTGCCTCCCGCAATCTCTGAAATTGTAAAATGTGTAGCATCAACAATTGCTTTAACATAATATTCTGTTCCGACTACAATGTTACCTAATCCTACTCCAGTAAATGTAATTGGCATGTTTAGCCAAAGTGATGAAGTATCTGCACAAGTGATTTGATTACCTGTAGATGATGTTGATGTGCAATCTACTTTAATATAAGTGTCTTTGTCTCCGTCAGTTGAAAAATCATATAAGAAATATGTTACACCAGTAGAAATGCCTGCTCCACCTGGAACAGAGTTAAACTGTATTGGCATACCTACATAAAAATTAAATGTTCCTTTATCTTGGTCACTTAATGCAATTCTGTTTTCTGTACCTTCTCCAGCATCACCTATAATAGTTGCATAACATGCTCTGTCAAGTGTATTTGTCAACACCCCTGTATTAATATCTGTGTAGTAAGAAGATGTATTATACATCGTAAACTTCTGTCCGTCAACCTGACCAGGAGAGACAGGTAATGAAACATTCATCAACATTGATCCAGTTGCTGTAGTTAAATCTACAGTATCTTTCTGGTTTGTTAATAATGCAGAACCAGTTGTTACTGTTGTCAATGCTAATGGAGTAACGTTTACATTTACTGCAATTTTTAATTCAGTTAATGATACGATTTCATTTACATAATAAACTGTACCTGAAGCAATGCCGCCGTATGATGTAAGTTTATTACCACTTGCATCAACCATAGTGTTGAATATAATTGGATCATTGACTGAGATTCCTGTAGTGTCTGCAACAGTTATAATATTTGTACTAGTCGTTGTAGCACTCACTGTGGTCGTCAGAGGCGTTGCTAGACTGCTGATAGTGATAGTTTCATCGTCTACGACAGTTGTTACATAGTAAACATCATTTTCTTCTATTCCACCAATCATTGTGCCTGTGAAGAATAATGGGACACCAATGTAGAATCCGTCTGTTCCACCTGTGCCTATAACACTTTGTGGAATTGTAATTTTGTTTGTAACTGCTTCAGTTGCAGTTGCTGTAAGTAAGCCAGGATAGTTAAGTGTCAGTACTGCTGTATCCGTTACTTCACCTGCAAATGCAGACATACCTGCACTTGATGCAGTTGCAGTTGTTAATGATTTAACTGCTCCGCCGGATGTTTCACTAATTGTAAAATCAGTTATGTTAAGGACAGAGTTTACATAATAAACTGTATTGTCTACAATGCCACCAATAGTTGCTCCAGCAAATTTAATTGGCATACCTACATAGAAACCAATAGTTGAACCTGATGAATTTAATTCACCATTTGATTCATCATATGGATTTAATCTAACTTTGTTTCCAGTTGAGACAGTGTTTGTAACTCTACGAGCAAATGTAGTATACAACACTTCGTTGTCATTTGCAACACTTACTACTTCAAACACTGCGCCTTGTGCTGATGCTGAAATATCTGCTATTGGTGGTTGCGTTGCTTGTAATGAAATAGCAGAACTTGCAACGTTCTCACTATTAAAATAACTTCCTGCAAAGAATGAACCATAGAATACATTTGCTTCCCAATCTAGTATTTGACTAGTGTATGAAGTTCTGTCAAAACGCATTGCAGAATTGATTTCTCTTGTAGGACTTGAACTTGTAACAGCAGATGCTTTAGCACCTACGTTAAGAGCAAAGTCACCGTCAGTTGTTCCTGCACTTAATTCTACTCTATTTGTTTCGTTTACTGCATCATTAAAACTAGTATACAATGCGACAACAGTTGTCGGTACAGTTTCTAATACATTGATATAGTACCACTGACCATCAACTAATCTAGTTACAGTTGCTCCAGATGTACTATCATCTTTATATTGTATTAAATTACCAGTTTGTAAACTTGGTGCAAACAATTTAATTGTGTGTAATGTAGAGTTAATATCTGCATTAGTAAAGAACAATTGTTCTGCTGGTGCAATTCTAATTTCTGGTAACACAGCATACCCTTCTCCGGGATTTATTACGTTCACACTGATTACACTGTCAACACTCATCACTGCTTCAAGTTGTGCTTCAACTCTTGGCGCTGGGTATTTTACTAAATCAATGTATGCTGTTATCTTGGGAGGCTCAATATAATTTTTACCACCATCAAGTATTACCACTGCCGGTAAATCAGTGATGATTTTTGCACCCGGTAGATGTGTTGTTGGTTCTGTTCCGTTTAATCCTCTTTGTAGTCCACCTAGAATGTTTAATGCACGATCTACAAATGAGTAACTAATAATTTCTTTATCAATTTGTATTGTGCCGTTAATTGGGAAGCCTGATGCATTATCTACCATTGCAACGACTGATCCGATTGTCATATAATCATTTAATTCTGTAATTTGATAATCAGTCTGTCCAACTAATGACAATCCATAATTATTGTACCAGTTAGAGTATGCAGGTGTCTGCCATATAAAGAATGGTAAGAATTCTGAAGGTGAGTCTACGTTATCATATACTAACTGAGGCGAGATATAAGATTGTTCTGCTTCGTTCCATTCAGCAGGCAAATCAAAGTCTGTTATGTTGCCTTGGAATGTATCTATACCTGTATACTTAAACAAGAAGTCTTTAATGACTACGTGATAAGGTTTTGCTTCATTAATATATCCAGACAAGAACTCTTGGTTGTCTTGTTGATAATTCTGAATTGGTTTTAATTCTCTAATAACATGAGAGACATCTACTAATGATGTCTTGTTTAACCAAGGTAAATAGTTTTGTGATTCATCTGTTTCACTTTGAATGTATTCAAACAAAATGATTAGAGATTTGTTTCTAAATGCTACTAATTCATCAATGTAAATTTGTTCGTTCAATGCACGAATAATAAATCGTGTTTCTTCACTTGGATACTCATCGAATGAATCAGTGTCAAAGAAGTTATCACCGAAGCCTGTTTTGCCTAATGCATAGTTCCAAAGATATATGTTAAATTCAATTGTACCGTTTTCTAAACCAATACGTGTCCATACTTCATTGCCATCATAACGATACATTTCCCATTTGCCGTCGCCGTTTGCTTCTACTGTAGCAATTGTGTTTACATCGACTGTAAGTTTTGCTAAGTCTGCATAAATTGCAACTGAAACTGTTGATTTAGTATTGTTGTTATATTGTCCAACAGGGTTAGTTGTTGGCAACCACCAGTTAATGTATGACCAGTAGTCTGCTGTATTGTAGTATGTACCACTTGCAAATAAGTATGTTGCATCTTGTCTTGTTTCTGCTATTGGATATTCAGCAAGAACTTTGTTTGCATATTCTAAATAATTTTCTAGTCCTAAGAATCTACTAAAGAAGAAACTTTGTCTTGGTCTGGCTAACACGCCTGACTGTACTGCTTTTGGCAAGTACGGATTAGGTACAACTTCTCCTACTTCGTCTACGCCTGATAATGAATCTAGTAAACGATCATATAAACCTTCTGGTCTATTCGTTGAAGTTTGTGGACCCAACTTAGGTAGACCCGGTAAGAAGTCATCTGGTTCACCGTCTTTAATTAAATTAAATTCTTGGTGAGATGGATCATCATTAGTACCTGTTGCATAACCTATATGAAATACACTATCAGTCGTATTGATATAAGATTGACTGTTATATAAAGCAAATGTATTTTGTAGTAATGGTGCAAAGTATGCAACACCTGATCTACTTGGATTGCTAATATATTGTTGTAATGTTCTATCACTTAATGTTTTGTTTACTTCAGTATTAACTATATCTGTATTACGTACCCAATAATAATAACAAGGGGTAACTGTATTAGATGCATCTAACTCTGCTTCAACACTATATTGTGTACCTGTTTTTACTGTGCCGGGGCCTGTATATCCAGCTGGTGCAAGTATTGACTTGACCCATGTATAACATGCTACATCTGATCCAGGGAAAACTTGTCCCCAAAATCTTCCATTATATGTGACATCGTTTTGATGATAATTTATCCATCTAGTCTTTGAAGTATCAAACCAAATATGTCCAACTTGATCTGCACCCCATGTTAAGCCTGCATTCACACCACCTATTTCACTATTATATGTTGCTGGATCTACACTATTAACATAGTCAATATTTTCTCTGACTACTCCTAATAGTTTTTCTTGCATTGGATCCATATAATCTAAATTAATTAATGTATCATTTGTTTCTGCACTATAGATTTGTGAATTTTGTATTCTATTGATATCTACGATCGGTGCTGACTGTCTATAAAGTATCCAGTCTTTTGCAGTACCTGAGTTTTGGAATAATGTAACTTGACCTTCTAAGTTACCGAAACTTAAGTTCGGTGTACCAATAACAACTTGATTATTAGTAAAGTCTAATGCTGTGCCGTACTGTGGTTCAAAGCCATAGTTTTGATCTTGGCTGTTTAAGTTCTGTGCATACACAAACGCACCTGGATCAGCAATTGATCCGTTATAGTTTGCAAGATAATCATACATGTACACTGCACCTGCATTATCCCATGTATCAACAAAACGTGTTGCGTTGTTATCAAAAATTGTATCGTTGTCTAAGTTCTCATCATCTATAAAGTCAAACGTTGTGCCTAAGAATCTTGTTGAGACTGGTGCAGAAATTACGACTGAATCACTCTCATCAAATTTAATTGTATTACCAAACAATGTTCTACTTACATTATGTGGCGCATTGATAACTTGTGTTTTAGTATAAATGTTAAAGCCAAGTTCAGTAAATGTATCAGTGTTTGGTGCTTGTAATTTTAATTTTTCATTAACTAATGCTAGACTTGAACTTATAATTGAAATAATAAGTTTGCCTTCAGATGCACTTGCGGTTACATTTGTAATACCATACTGATTGATAAGACTTGCACACTGAGTTGCATTAAAGCCACTTGATAGTTCAACTAAGAAACCATTGATTAATAATTTTCTATCAGTAGTTAGAGCAGTATCTGTTGTACCAATTACACTACCGTATTTGCCTCCACCGTTAGTGTATCTGTACACTGAACCGTCTGTTTGTTTTGCTCCATCGATTCTGATCTCTCCGGGTGCACCCATCAACACTTCACTACCGTATGAAGTCATGTCAGTTGCGTAACCTAATTGTACACCTACTCTGTCATCAGCATCTGGTACCATTGTTTGTACCCATTGAATATTACGAGAACTAATTGTAATAATGTCCCCTGCTCTGATATCTCCAAAGTATCTAAGACCACTAGTTATTTGACCTCCACCAACTCCATAGTTATTATCATCAACGATTGATCCGTTGACAGAAACAAGTAATGGTTCAGTCTGTACTAAGACTGTAAATGAAACAGTGTCATCAATAAAAGTTAATGTTGTAGCACTTGATCTGCTTTCTTTTAATTTAAATGTGCTACCTGCAATATCAGACAAGTAATAAACTTGATTAGGTGTAATGCCTGTAGTACCATAGTTGCCACCTTCATTAAAGACTACTGGATCTCCGTTACTATAACCAGTCATTGATGCGTTTGCTGTAATCACACTTGATGTTACATCACTCGCAGTTCTACTTAAGAACAATGTGCTCCATGCTAGTGGATACTGTTGTGGCTGATTAGGTAGTGCATTGTATTGTGATTCTATGCTTTGTACTAAACGTGAGTACACATAGTTTGTTCCCCATTTTTCTTTGTTAGTTGGGGATTTTGTATCAGGCGCGCCAATCGATATACAGTCTGCTGAGTTGTCAACACTTATGGAGAAACCAAACTTGTCTCCTGCTTGAGCATTGACTGGTGCGGCAGTGCCATCGATTTGCCCTATCGCCTCATATGAAATTTGATTTACTGTTCCAGTACCTACTTCAGGGTCGCCGTTATAAACAAAGACTATTCCTACTTTGCTTTCTATTGCACCTATAGTAGTAAAGTCTGTTGTTCCTACTGATGTAATTATATATGTTTGTCCAGTAACCATGATGTTTGCACCAACATTCATTGGTATGCGTTGTCTATTATAAACATCAACGTTATTATCAAGAGGATTACCAGCAAAGATATAATTTTGATCTTCACTAATTGCAAGACTTGTTCCTGAACCGTTTGCAGAAGTAAATGTCTGTAATAATGTAATATCATCTGAAAGCACAGAGTCATTTAATGTATAAATTCTAAGTGTTGATGTTCCAAGAGGGTCAGCAGTTGTTTCTGGTTCACTGATTACAAATAGATTCTTAGAGTAAGCAATTGCTGTACCAAATGAAGTTGCTCCAGTTAAAAGACTTCCTGTGTCTTCATCAAAATTTCCTGTCGTAGCATTGTAACCATAACGATAAACTTTACCTGCAGATGAGTCTCCAATTAAGTAACCCATTCTAGGTGTGTATGCTACTGCACTACCAAATGTTTGTCCGTCTGCTCTGTTTAAATTTTTTGTTAAACTATAATTAATTGATTTTTGATAGACACCCCAGTTACCGTCACTTGCTTCATCTACCCAAACTGTATTCTTTGAAAACTCTGCTTCATTTAAGTCTAGGTCTTTGATATCTGCTGGTTGTGCAACACGTTGATCAACAAATGATAAGCCCAATCCATTACCATTCAATGTAGTTGGTGGTTCTTCTAAGGATAAATTAATTGTAATTTCTGTTAAGTTGTTAATACGTGTAACAAGATAATATCCATTGACATTAGGTGCAACGTTTATAAATGATACTGGATCAAGTTTTGATAATCCATGTCTAGTATCAAACGTAATAGTTGTGGTGTTATTAGTATTTGGTGTAACTTTTACTACTCTTGCAACAGGCTTAATTGAATAGACTCTCCATTGTTCTTTGAAGTTTGCTATCCACATGTAATCTCTTACATAAAACTCATTAATAGGAATTTGTTTACCATTGCTGTTTACTGCTCGTAAGCCTAGATCATTATAGTAGTATGCGGCCATCTTAACATCATCATAGTTCACATATCCTGCTGTTGGATAAAGACTTAATGGATCTTCATATTGTAATGTAGATAAAATGTTAGGGCCGTCAATTGGTCTTGCATAGTTAAACAAGTTGTGAACTGAGACTTCTTGTTGTGCACCAATTGTCGGTGTGCCTTCTGTTAATGATACAGTGCCAGGATTACCTGTTAGTTTTGCTTGATCTAATCTAAAGTCAACAAAGTTACTGTTTAATGTTCCACCGAACTCTCCTGAAAGAATAGCCCAGTTTTCATAAACATCGTAATCAATTGATCCTGTAGGTAAGTTTGTTCCTTTAAATGCAGATACTGCATTAGTTGTACCTTTTGTTTGAATTAAGTTTTTGTAAACATTAACTTGTGTGATATCTGATAAGTTTACACTTGATAGATAATCTCTAGGTCTAAATCCAATCAAAGAGAATGACAATTGATCTGCATCATTTTCTAAGTTTGCTGTGTTACTGTTGTAATACAGTGTGCTTTCATATGAACGTGTTGCAGAGTTAGGTAACAAGCCTTTTTGTATATCATTGTAGTCTGTTTCTACCCAATTAGTTTCTTCAAACTTTGCGGCTGGTTCTATTGTTCTGATTGCTGTAAAGAATTTGTTTTTGTATTTTACAATTTCTCCTTTAGCATATTTGTATGCAGTCTTCCATTCGTAAACGTTGTCTTGGTTAAGAATAAATCCAGATGCATTAACTGTTCCGTTCCATTCAGCAGTTTTAGTACCTCGTAGATAAATTCTATTTTGTCTTAAGCCTGTAGTTAAATTATAAATGACATCATTAAAGACTGTATTATTATCAAATACAATACCATGTTCGATGTTACTCATATTAAATTGACCATATGCCATAACATCACCGGCGTTCAATGTCTTAGATTGAAACTTAGTGTCTAATCTTTCTATTGCTAAATCTTTAAGTGCAATAGGATATAAGTTTTGATTCAACAAGAAGTTATCTTGTTCAATTGTTAATGGCTGAACGATATCACTTTCTTTTTCAATTTTTAAATTTTGAGCAGATGGATTAACTGTTAGTAATGATCCTTTCTCCCAATTGAACTGTGTCCAATAAAGATATTCTTTAATCATTATGTTCCAATTTATTTCTATACCATTTTCGATATTATCAAATATCATGCCTTTGCGTGATAACCATGCACCATAACTTGCTAAGAATTGTGATAAGCCTTGGAACGTAAAAAATTGTGTACCGTATGGAACTAATTGTTCATTAACTGTTTCAGTAGTATAATCTTGTGCAATCTTTACTGAGTAATCATCTACTGCAACTTCAGATGTTTTGCCATTATTAATTGGTGTGTCTGTTGTAAAATATGCTTGATCTTGTGAGTTACCAAATACTTTCCAACCGTTCTCTACTACTTGAATTATAACACTTGAGAATTTTAATTGATCATTAGGTTGATTGTCATGCAACAATACAGAATAACTTTCATCAGGAATTAATAACGATGAATTATCTGAGTTCGGCGTTGCTTTTTCAACAAAGAATTTTAATAGTGTCTTGTCACTAAATCCAGCAAGTCTATAAACTAAACGAACATCTAAATTATCTAATAGTTTAGTAATTTCTGTAGTTGCATCTACACCTTGTTGCTTTTCATAGTCAACAATCCAATTGATGTAACTTGTTTTTGCTGTTCCACTACCATAGATTTCAATGTTACTGATATTTAAATGACTTCTATCATTTACTAGATATTGTTTGAATTCTGTGTTATACTTATAATTGTCTAAATCAGCACTTAAGTTAAAGAAGTCTGCTGGTCTAGTCAATGCAAAAATTCGCATCAAGTCATAAGGATATGCTGAACTTCTTCTGTATGAAAATTCTGCTGGTGCATCATCTCCTACTTTCCAATCACGTTTGAATGTGTTAGCATCATAGTTGCCTATCAATGCATCAAACGGAGATAAAAGATCACCATGATCGTCAACAGGAATAATTTTACTTAAGCCAGGACGTTTTAATTCGTCAACAGTAACACTAGTTGTTCCACCTGTATTGTAAATAATACCTGCTTCGATATCTCCCCACATAACACCATTATCTTTTGTATACGGTGCGGGTCCATAACGAGTAGTCCACCAACTTGGTATCTGTGAAAAACCTAACATCTCCCAGGGAGCAACATTCGGTTGTGATGTACCATAGAAGTATTCATATACTCCTCTCCAATAACCTTGATATATTGGTGTGTTTGTTAATTTGTTGCCTGATTCAAAATAGTTATAACTAAACTCATTAGCAGATGTATATCCTGTTTGAGTTTTGTAATCAATTCTGTTTTGTCCAGCCCAGTTTAAAAACTGTGAGGCGTAAATCTTTAAGTAATCTTCAGTTGAGTATGTTGACTCTCTAAAGAATCCTGGTAACACTTCATATGCTTCTATAGGCACAATTGTGCTTAATTTAATATTGTTATAGATTCTAGTTTCAAATTCTAGTAATGCTTGATCTCTAAAGTCTGTAAGTCCTGTTGCTGGCGTATAGTCGAGTGTATACAAAGATGTATACGAGCCGTCATGTCCTCTTAGCATATAAGTAGGAGTTGAATAATTAGGATCTAATACTATTTCTGGCTTCCACTTAGGATACAAGCCTAACTTAGTAGGTGTATTAGGTACAAAGTTACCATATGTTTGATTGTATTCTTTAATCGTAACTATGTCACCTGCTTCTAAATCTTTAGTAACTGTGAGTGAAGGTGCTGTTGTTGATACAACGTAATCTACATCTCTAATCAACTGTGTTGTTGTTGTGGTTCCACTAGTTGTTCTTGTAAGATAGACAAGCACTCCTTTATAGTTTGCTTCTGTAAAATCATATGTTTGTGCTAATGGATAAATTGATTCTTCTAATGCATTTGCAAAGTTATAAACGTTTGACTTATAAGGTGCTTGTGACGGCAACATGTCTGACCAAAAGAACGAATCGTTTTCTGATTTTGCAGATACTATTTGCTCTAATGCTGTGTCTAAAATATAACTAGGATCAAATCTTCTTTCCCATTCTGTATCATTAACAGTTTTAACTAATTGTTGTTTATATTGCACATACTGATTAGAATTATATTGCAGTGCATTGAATAAGTTATGTTCTGACTTGCGTAAGAACACACTTGGCAACACTAACGATGCAGAGTTCTGAATAATTTTTGTACCATATGGAACTAAGTTTCCTAAGTCTCTTAAATTGTTAGACCCAAATATTGTTCCAGTCGAATTAGGATTATTAATAAAGATGTCTTGGTACTGTGATCTAATATCACCAATGTCTGCTATTTCTAAATCAGTATTAAAAGGGTTGTTGCTTAAATTTATAGGTATGCTATAATAAGCAGTAGCAGATGTTTGTTTACTTAAAATTAATATTTGTACAGGTGTATCTATTGCTGGTGCAGTATTCAGTGTAACTGTTGTAGTCTTATCAGTCTGAGTAATCGTATACTCAGTGTCTAATAGATACACATTGTTTACATAGACTTGTATACGGGGCCATGAATCATCTGCTTCAGGAATAACTGCAACATCACACGTGAATTCTGCTGTGGTCCCTGTTGTATATTCTAGTTCAAATACTTGGTACTGAACTGAGGGGGCAAGTGCTGTTTGCCAACCTAACTCACGTGTTTTCTTTGTACGTGTAGAATAATCATACACATAGCCTGTATTAACTTTTTCAGTTACTGGGTTTGTTCCAGTCACATATGAAAATGAGTCAACGTTAAGTGAACAATCGAAACTGATGTCACCAACATTGTCAACTGCTGAATATCGTAATGGGAAGCCTAAGATTGCATCATTGACTCCAGTACCTCTGCCATAAGCAAAGAGTTTATTTCCTAAGAATGATGTGCCTTGATAGACAGTTGAATCTCCTAACGAGATTCCATTCTTATCAAAGATATCAAACTCTGGCGCTTGATTGACTGTGAGTTTTTGTTGTGCTTCGTCCCATAAAGTACCATTGAACCAAAAAGTTGAGCCCTGATAGTTATAACCTCTGAGTGCTACTGTTTGGTCATCAACTAAACATAAGCCGTCTTCTGCTTCAGTCAATGTAATAACTGGTGCAGTACCAAAAGTAATTGTTGAGAAGCCAACAACATAAATTTTATTTCTAACTTCTAAGTTTGTGTCAGCAGTAAAGACAACTCTTGCACCAGAGAATAACTCATAGTTATTGACTGTTGTGTCACTGCCAACAATAGAAACATTTGTTTGACCAACTACTGTAGAGTTAAGAAACTCAACTGTTAAAACAGTATTAGTACCAACTACTTCAATAGCGGTAATCTTTGTGTTGTTAGGCAAAGCAAAATTAGAATCTGTAACATACATGTTTACATCAAATTTAGTGTAAATGTCTGTAGTTGGTATTGTAATTGTTGTGCTTGTTCCTGTCACTCCTGCAATTGTTGCAGTATAACTAGTATATGTTTCAATGTCAGGATAATATTGTTTTTTGTTTGCAACTTGATCAAATACATTTGTTGTTCTTGTGTCTATAAAGTCTACTGGTGCTTTAGCAATTGTTCCTGAATCAAATAGTTTTAAGTTTGGATAAAACTCAATGATCGGACGTTTTGCTTTTGCAGAACCTGTTGCATATGTAGTAACAATAGTTGGATCATTATTATAATCAGCAGTTGCATTGATAACATCAATGTGAAACCATCTGTTAGAACGTGACCATGCATTTCTGTTAATAGAATTTCTACCAACTGTAATATAATCTTGGTTGACAGGTATAAACAACTCTGTATCAAAGTTACCAATCGAATATGGCAACGAGTCATAAGGTATAAAGTTAGTTCCTGTAAAATCTTCTGGTACAGTTAAGTCAGTTGTTGGAATCAAGTTAATAGATTCACCAACGCCTTGCACATAATACTCACCAGTCAAATAACTTGACGGTACAATGTCTCCGTTGAACTGTACTTTTAATCCATTTGTAAATATTACACCATTTGTAGATGTAAATGTTTTTTGTCCTATAATATCTGTATTGACATTTACTGTGTTAGTTAAGTTACTTTCGATTAACTTAATACTACCCACTTTATTTGCATTTGTACCGTCTTGGTAGTATAATGTATCTAATAGTGAGGATAAATACGGAACTCTTGTAATCTCACCTGCTAATGATCTATAAAAGTCTAAGCCAATGTAAGATGTTCCAAACTCAGCAGTAATTTTTTCTTCAGTTGGTATAACTCCAGCTGGAATCAAACGAATAGTCGGATCAGTTGGGTCTCCAACATACGTAATTGTGTAAAAGTTTTCATTAACGTTTGTATAAAAGCCTTCTTCCCATAAGCCTTCATTAATATTTGCAATCATTGTTCCTGTTTCAGGAGTCAATGACAATGTTGCACCATTAAGTGTTAATGAGATTGTAAACGTAGTTGCATCTACAATGTCTTTAACATAGTAAATTGTATCAACATCTAATCCACCTAAAAGAGGATCTGCTTCAGGTACTGCTGTAAATGTAACAGTCTGATTTTGTGTTAAGTCTGCTGTTGTACCTGATGATAACTTAAGTTGTGTTGCTGTTGTTTCATTAATTGATAATGTAACTGGAGCAACAATTTGAGGAGATATTAAATTAACATCATAGTTTGCTCCAGACTCATCAAAGAATGATTGAACAAAGCCCACTTCATTTGGTTCGTCTGTTTGATAGAACATTACAGTCAAACCTTCTAAAGAAGTTAAACCGTCAATGTTTCCTACTTGACTAACTGTTAAGCCGTTGACTTCTGAAAATAGTTTTGTACTTACAACACCTACTGTGTTGTTGCCCGGGAATAAAAATTCATTTTGTGCTTCTCTACTCGGAACAGTAAATGTTACATAACCAGTACTTGCACCGTTGTTGTTAACACCAAGAACTTGTCTAGTGTCTTCTGCTCCATCTAATCCAGTTACTCCTGGTACGCCTTGTATCCAAAATTGAGTTTCTTGGTTGACTGCAAATCTATAAGACCCGCCACGTAGTAATGTCAGTGTAGGGTTAAGAGAACCTGATGCGGCTCCTAATGCTTTAATACTATAAGCATTTGATGTGTCTGTTACAATGTAATCAGACTCTGAAAATACTGTTGCACTTGCAACTGTAACTGCTGGAGGACCGTCTGGTATCCAATAGTATTGATTGAAGTTAATTAACTTATCTAAGTCAGTAAATGAGTCCCATGAATAAAATTGACTTTTAAATAAACGAGAGTTATCTAATGTTACTCCGCCTTTAAGTTGAAGTGCATCGATAAGTTCTGGGTATGTTAAGAAATCTTTAGCAGTTGACTGATTTGTATTTAAAAATGCAGTACCGGGTGCTAGTTGATAATCTGTTCTTGTTTTGTTTGGCTCTGTTACATAATAATCTTTTGCGTTTACACCGTATCCAAACTTACTTCCAACATACCCTTGCAACGTTTCTGTTTTGGGTTCGTTGACTAGTTGATCTAGTGTTGCACCTAAGAATTGTGCATTGGTAGAGGTTTTAAATATCTCAGGTAAAAACTCTAATGTTCTGATCTTTGCCATATTTTACTTATAACCTTAAGACTGCATTGTTGCAGGAGTTAATGCGGGTACGATTACTATATCTTCTGTAGTAGCCGCGTTTACAAATATTTCGTATGGTCTACATTTAATTTCATATAGATCACCGAATAGTTTTTCAGGATCATCTGAAACAAGTATAACCGAACTCACTAGTTCTCCTATTTGTTCATGTAGATACGCACTTAATTCTGTAAAGAAGAAAGTATCGCCAAAGTTCCAATTATTAATATCAAAATAACTATCCATTGCTGATAACACTGAACTTCTAATTTCACTGTCAGATGCATTAGTTGTCTGTGCTTTTACTACTTTAATAGTTGCTCTCAATGATTGATCTGCTTTCGCACCGAACAATGGTTTGAACGTAACACTATTTAATATGACTGAATCTGACAGCATTTTAAAATCTTGTACTTTGGGATATATTGTATTCAATTCATTAAGTGTTGGTTGATCTGGTTTCTTAACTGTGTCAGTTGTGTCTTTGATATAATTATTAAATGCTGTGTAATATGATTGTGTAACCAAATATAGATCAACAATGTTTGTTGTTGCTGGATCGATACGAGTAGTGTTATTAGCATTATGTCTATATTGATAATCTAATCCTTGTCTACCTGACTTGACAGAATAATCTAACTGTTCAGTCATAATATAGTTAGGTGTAGTTATTGTAGGATCTTGCACTGACTTATAAAATTTATTGTCAGTGTATGCATAAAATAATTGTCCTACAGGGAATTCATATTTTACAATTTCAATTTGATTTTTAGTTCCGTATGTAAAAACAATATCAGAACTAGGTACAATAAGTTGTCTTGTTAAGTTAACAGGATCTGTAATTGTTCTAAAGAATACATACACGCCTGTGTTTGCACCGTTGTTTACAAAACCAGTAATGTCATTAAAGAAGTCTGGGTCTAAAATTAGTTGACCATTGTTAACATCAGTTGCGGCCACTTCTACTTGAAAGTCATTTACATAACCGTCTGACTCAACTGTTTGTCCTAAGATATTAACTTTAGTGTCTGCGCCTAATGGTTGTGCAGTATTAAACACTGTGTTGATACCTAACATGTTAATAAAGTCTTGTATGATTTTACCTGTAAACGGATCATATACTAATTCATCTTTATTATAAGTGAAACGAGTATCAGCAACACTACCGAAGTAGTATGTTAACGATCTGTAAGTTACTGTGTAACGATTGTTTCCTAAACTCGTAAACTTAACAAAGTAATTTGCATTTGATGCCGCACCAATTGACCAACGTTCTTGGTTAATCAATAGTGAGTTGTTAAAGAGTAAAGTAAAGTCTTGTTGTAATTCAATTTTAAGAATTGCTTGTTGTATAATTGTGCTTGACAATGAGTTATCAAAGACAGGAATAATTTCTGTTATTGTTACGCCGTTTGGTACATACCCGTTTACTGTAACTGGTCCCTGTCCGTTTGCAAATTTGCCTTCACCATTGTTGTTACCATCACCGACAACATTTAATATTGTTGACCATATATAAGTTTTCTCTCCACCAGTTGGTGCACCTGCTACTAATCGATTTTCAGAATCAAAATAACTACCGACTGGAGCAACAAATTTTAATAATGCTCCTGTTGTTATATACTTTGCATTAGTTGTTGTAAATGTTCCTAGTGGTTGTGGTTGTTCTATTGTTCCAGCAAGAGAATAAAAATATCCTGTTTCACTTGAAGAATCTACTGAACTTGTTTTCCAATATAGAGTAGTGCCTCCACCTGTGCCTGGATATGCATAACGTGTGTAATTCTGAATATAATACTGATTAGCACGATTCAATGCAAGTACAGAGGCTAAATCATCTGTAAAGAACTGAATAATATCTGATGTGTTACTTGCTTGTAATGTTAAGAAGCCATCTGTACCATCTTGGTATAATGCTCCGTCATCTCCAAAAGAGTTTGTACTTGAATACTTGCCAGTTGGGTCAAGTAAATCTAAGTTTTTAGATACACCAATAGAACTTCTATTGATTGCTTTTGATTTAACAATAGAGTTATATAAAGTATAAGGGAAGTTTGTGTAGTCTTCTCCGTTTACCATACGATTTTGTGTGTAGTATCTTGTTGGTGCTCTTTGTTTAATTGCTGATAATGATTCTCTACCTTGTGCATTTGTTACTGATACAGGTAATGCTAAGTTCATTGTCAGAGTTTCATTTTGTCCTGTTCTGCTTACGTATGTAATAGCAACTGCTACACCATTCATTTCTGAAGGGTCGATAGTATATGTCAATGCATTACTTGATCTTACAAATGCTCTAAAGTTGCCTACAGGCATTTCTGAAAATACACCGTCGCCGAATACATAAGTTACTTCATCGTTTGCACGTGAGCCTACAGAGAAGATTTTTTTAGTGCTAGATTCTGTTTGCAAGTATGCATCTGCATAAACATTTTCTACTTGTTTCCATAGCCCTAAAGTATTATCAACTGTAGTTTGATATAACCAAGTGTCAGTTTGATTGACTCCTGCTATATCTATATTAATTGTCTGATTAGAAATCTGTTGTTGAAAGTTAAAGTTATAAGGTTGTAATGTTCCTTGTTTAAAATAGAACATAAAGCCTGTGTTAGGACTCCCAAAGCCCAACTTATCATTTCTATATAGCATGTTAATTTGCGATGTTGGAGCAGGTGGAATCTCATAAATATAGTCTTGGTCTAATGACGTTGCACTTACTAGTTCAAAGTTCATTGATGTTCCGTCAACCTGTGTTGTAAATGGTACAATCGGTGTGCTGTTAGCAGGTATCTGTATACCATACTCACTTGTTGTTACACCTAAGATATCAGCACTGTTTCCAGGTCTTCCTATTTTTTGTGAGTCAACTAATGCCGCATTAATTACTGAATTCATTTGATCTAACCAATTACGATTAGAAGGGTCATTCCAACTAATAGGAACATTACTTAAGTTTACTCCGTTTGAGTCTATTACATTTTCTGATGTTCTTATAGAAGATATTTTTAAATATCCTGATGCACATGTATTTCTTTTAGGGGTATAACTAACTAAATCAGCAAGTTTAACTACTGAGTCTCTACGTTCAGCCGTGTCAATGAAATTTTCACGTGTGTTTAAATCATTTCTAAAAGCAAGACCTTGACCCATAAAAGCCATGACATCAAGCAGAGCAATAAACTCTGAACTTTCAATATAATCGTTGTAGGTTTCAGGATAGTAAAGACGTAGATAATCGATAAAACTTTTTCTTAGTGTCTCATAATCATATGATCGGAAGTCTGCCTCACGAAAGGTTTCGTAAATTGCTTTCCAATCATTTACTCCAAAGAGTCCTGATTGCCTTGAACTTGTAGCCATAGTTTTTCCCTGTTTCAAGTATTTATCTTTATGGAAAAACCGAGTTTTTTTATGCTAGAGCGGCAGTATTAGTCTGTGAATTGAAGAATAATGCTAAATCTCCAGCATTATTGTATGGATTAATAGATAGTTGAACTTCTATTAGAATACCATTTTCTTTAGGAAAAGCACGAATTGTATTAATATCGATTCTAGGGTCTAGGCTTGCTACTCGTCTAACTTCATTTTGTATTTCTACTTGCACATCTGCTGTGTTAGGTTCAAACACAAAGTCCCATAATGTAGTACCATAACTCGGTTGTCCGACTTTTTCGCCTTTTCTAATGTTTAAAGCATTAACTAAATCTTGTATAACAAGTTGTTCATCTACAAGTTTAAACTTTTTACCAAAAACTATAGGGTTTGTTATGCCGTTTGCTTGATTATCGATTGCAGGAGGCGGATTAACCGTTCTAGGTTTATCTGCGTTTACTGTTGAGAATCCTACGTAAGTTGCCATAATACTATTTATATCCTATCTTAGTTTCCAAGTTCCTACATGATCCCAGTACCAATACCCGCCACCGCCATATCCGGACATTGCGACAGAACCAACTTCACCTTCGTAAATGTAAACATTTTGACCTACTCCACCTTGTCCGTCAGTCGGAGGAGTGCCACCAGAAACGATTGCTTCAACTGTATTCTCTACTACAGGTTCACCGTCATCAACTATTTCATTTTCAACAATAAATGATTCTTGTTGCGGAACAAATGTTTTTGTAGTTGTGGCTATAATATTTGAATATGTATTATTATATTCGTTACCATAAATGTTTGTAGGGTTTTCTCCAAATCCTAATTCAACTGGAGTACTAGGTCTATAATCATCTCCTGTTGGTTGTTGAGTATTACTTTCTGTAGTAATGTCCTGATTTTGTACTGAAGCAAGATTGACTGCTTGTTCGATTTCACTAAACGGATTGATCTCTGTTGTTTCTGGAGTTGCTTCTGCAACTGTTTGTGTTACAGAAGATCCGAACTGTGTTTTTGCAGTTTCAATTTTAGCAGTTAGTGCTTTAAGTTGAGGATCTGTAGCCGCTGATTGATATGATGCTTCTGCCGCTATTATTTCTGGAGAACCTGCTGGGAAGTTTGATTGTGCTTCAAACAATGCTCGTTGTTTAGATGCAACATCTGCTTGTGCTTTATTCAATTTCTTAACATCAGCACTTAATGTTTTTCTTAATGACAGTAAAGCACTTGCGGCAGTTAATGCTCCAACTGGTATTTCGCCTAATAAATTAGGTTTGGGTATAATTGATCCAGGACCACCTAGAACTCCATCAATTAAACTTGTAATGCTTGATCTATTATATGTGTTAAGTGCTACTGTAGGTAACTTGATAGTTGACCCGCCACCTGCTGTTAGTGCTGATAATGCAGATTCTAATGCGGCTGCCGCACCTGGACTTAATGCACTTGAGAGTGCAGTTCCTACTGCATCTGATACTCCACCAATTAAATTATCTTTAACTGATCCTAATGATGAAATATCACCTAATGCTGATTCTGCTGAAGCAACTAATCCACCTACATCTGTTCCTGAGAATGCAGATGATCCGAGACTTGATAGAGAGTCTGTTACTCCACCTATTCCGTCTGCAATTGCATTAACTGATCCAGTTGCATTGTCAACTACACTACTACCTAACTTCTGTCCACCTGGCAAGTTACTTACACCTGATGCAATCGTACTTGATATAGTTGCAGTTGCTCCGCGTTGAACTTGAGTTGCGGCATTCTGTAATGTTCCTTGTTGAGTTAATGACTCAACACTAGATGAAACACTTTTTACATCAGATACAGCAGATGATATTGCTCCGGTTGCCACTGATGATGCTTGATCTGCTATTCCTTGTACAGAATCAGTTACCCCTGATGTTGCTGAACTAAATGCGCCTTCGACTGATCCTGCACCAACAGTTGTTGCTAATGCATCAGTAATAGTAGATGTGTCTGCTAAGTCTGGCGCTTTCATACCTGCACTTGCCCCTGCAACTTTGGCTGCCGCGGCTCCTGCTAGAGCAGTTAAGTCTTGTGGTTTGTCAGGGCCGGCTTCAAGTGTGCCAAATGATGCTACTATTGATTTAAATGATGATGCTGAGGCTCCTATATTTGTATCTATTCCTACACCGAGTTCAGGCAACGCTCCGCCCAATGTGTTTAATGCTTTAGCAACTCCACCTACTCCACCTGATAATTGTGATGCTACAACTGATTCTGCACCTGCCTTCATTGTATCTAAGACACCTTGGGTTGCACCAGAAATTGCTCCTGAGATTCCGCCTTCTGTAGCCTTACTAATGGCTCCACTAACTTCACTAACATTGTCTCCTAAATTACCAGTAGATGCTACAGATGAAATAGTTCCTGAAACAACAGCACCTAATCCTCCGGGTGCTTCTTTTCCTGTAATTGCTCCTACTGTTTGTAATGCTTTTTGTCCTTTTTGTAATGTTGACACTACACTTTTTGCTTGTGCAGAGTTTGAACCTATAAATTGCTCGGCTGTATTAATACCGCTTTTGCCTGTAAATGATGCAGACGGTAAAACATTAGTTGGTACTCTGCCTTGTGCCGCGCCTGTCGCACTGCCACCTACATTAGCAGATACTAAAGTGTTTACTAATGTATCTGCTCCTGGCTTAAGAATTCCACCATCAGCCATTTGAGATGCTGTTTGACCAAATTTTCCTAAAGTCACTGCTGGCCCGGTTGCTGTATCTACTATGCCGGCAACATCTCCAAACTGGGCAAGTTCACTAGCGGCCGCTTTACCAGAAAGCAATGTTGACGTAACATTTTTATCTAACGCATCACTGATTCCTCCTACTTCTGATATTGTGGCTGCCGCTGTTGGGTTAGTTACACCAGATACGTTTCCACCTAAATCACCAAGATTATTATTTAAATTACTTAAATTACCAGATGGTTCAGCCGGTAATGCCGCTTCAGCACTTGGATCTACTTCTACGTCTGCACCTTGATTTGCACTCATCCAAGGCATGTGAGCAGGCGCACGTGAAGTAATACTAGGTATTTTAGCAAGTGCCGCCGCCCAGCCTACTGTTTCATCGAACAGTGTGTCTGGATGCATAATTATATCTATTGGTTCTACAACATCTGGACTTAAACTTGCGGCTCCGTCGTTCAAGTGTATTTTTGATCCTTCATTAAAAATTTCTGCGGCTGATTTTATTCCTAATTGACCCTGTGCTTCCATTGCTAATGCCGCATCTGCTTTCATTTTTATATTCTGAAGTGTATATAAACTATAGTCTTCTCCTACTCTTTGATTAAATGCTTTGTCTGCGTTAAGAGTAGTATTTTCAGAGGAGTTAAGATTTACATTTTTAGCATTTAAATTGATATTATTATCTGCATGAAAATTAAGATCGCCTTGAGTACGTAAGTTAATAGAGTTTGTACTAAAGACATCTACTGTTCCTTCTTTACCTAATTCAATATATGATTGTCCATTTGAGTGTAGGATAGATAACATCTGTCCGTCATCACTCATTAGTATTTGATGACCTAATGCTGTACGCAATCTAATTAATTGATCTCTGCCAATGATGTCACCGTCATCCATAACAAGTGAGTGTCCACCACGTCTTGTTACTACTCTAAGTTTGTCTGGATCTACATCTAAACTACTCGGTAAAGATTCGTCTGTATATCCACCTTGATAAACAGGTCGACCTGGAGTACTTACACCCCAACCTACTCTACTTGATGATTCTCTTGTTGCACTCGTACTGATAGGGCCTCTGTACTTGTCTCTGAGGATACCCTGTTGTTGCATAATCGATGCAGTATAACTGTGTACAGGTTTTGCGGCAGTAAGATAATCAGTACTATCCGCAACACTTTTGTTATTAGTATTAATGTTAGTAGCAGGTAGTCGAGGAGAACCTGCATATGATTGTGCTTCTCCTTCATTAAGAACTACTTTATCTGTTGACCCTACTGCAGGAATCATTGACAATGTTTCTGGAGAAGGTGCTGATCCTATATAGAATCCATAGTTAGGATCTCCATTAACAAATATGCAAATTACTTTTGTTAATTTATCCGGTGGTGCATTCCATTGTCCATATGAACTTGGGTTGCCTGCATATGCTCCAAAATCAACGTCTGGACCTATAGCCTCTGTGTTGCCGAAGAATGTAGAAAGTTTATTGACCCAAATCCAATTGTTTGAATCGTATGCATTTTTATCTAAGTTTTCTGAAGGGTAGACTGCAATACATCCTTGGTGTGTTGGGTCTACTGTACTCATCACTGTAGCAACGATAGGTACTTGAATAACAGATGCTACTCCGGCACCGGGTGTATTTTTCTTTAATCGACCTCTAGGTTTAAAAAAATCGTTACTCATTATCCGCCACCTGCATCGTCATTGTTGCCTTCACTTGTCTCTGCTTCATTTCTTGGACCTACAAAAGTGCCATCGACATCAGTTTTTGTTTCATTGTTTCCTTCGATTTTGTTACCTTCTCCTTCTTCTGCGTCTGTTTCTCTAGGGTTATCTCCTTTATCTGCTTCAGCATCCGGGAATGTATTTATAACACAAGACAACTCTTGTTCAAATCTGCCACCCTGAAATGAACTCATAACTGTTACTACTTTATAACTTACACCTACAATTTTATCTTGTATATAGTCAGGGTATTTAAAGAACAAAATCGAATCGTTTAAATCTAAGACACCGGTTTTGTCATTATAGTCTACTGCTTCTTTAAAGTCAATTTCTATAAAGACTTGTCCTCCGTTAGCACTAACTCTGTAACCATCTTCTCCATAGAATCTTAAATAAGCGGCGTCGGGTCCACTTCGATGTTCTTGCACAAGAAAGTCTGGATCCCCTAATAGTCTGACTTTTGCTTCAGCATATGAGTCAGGAGAATACAAACTAGTCACATATTGATTCTGAGTTGCTCTACCTCCACCTACAGCATTCAATGATGGCTCGGGTGTATTTTGATTTGGTGCAACAGGTGTCTGCTGACTTCCCCCAGTCCCTGCTCCTGATTCATTGATGTTTGGATTACCTAATACTTCATTATAAAATAAGTTGTCTAATTTTTGTTCGTATTGTAAAATTTCACTGTTTTCACCTGTATACCAATATGCATATCTTTTGTGAGGTCCATAATATTCTATGCCTGCATTTGTAGCAATAGAAGTAATAATAGGTGTTTCATATTTTTCTATTCTAAATGTTGTTTTGTAAGCCCAGTCTGCTACTACTGAGTCCCATTTAGCATCAGAGATATTAGTGGTTACTTTATACCAAGCAACTTTAGTAGCACTATTCGGATCTAAACTTGGTTGTTCTTTTCCTTCTACTTCAGGTGTTGGTTGACTTTTATATACAAGTTGTAAAGCATCATATATGTATGAACTTCCTTTGAGAACCTCATCAAAGCATTCTATAAAACTAGTATCACTGTTAAAAACAATTCTACGTTTTGCATCATCAGCAACTGCCTTTGCGGCAGCCGCATCAGTTGCTTCCATTGTATTTTTAATATTGTCTGTGTACCATTTACTTTTGTCTGTATCTGTAGGTAATATAAGAGTTGCATCTTTTATGGCGTCAACTCCATCTCCGATATATTCGAGTTCAAATGCGTTTGCAAATTCTTGTGTTTTAGCCTCTTGAACTTTCCAATTTTCAAATTCATTTAATTGAGTAAAGAGTCCGTCTTCACCCATGAATGCTTCATCGAATGTTCTTCCACCAATTGTTTTAGTAGCATGAATTCTACCTCTCTTTGTGCCGAATGCTTTACCTGGTGCCAGTGCTACCCCTTTTAAATAATATGTTGTGGCTCCACCTACAATTGTAAATTTAACACTACTAATAGCAATGTCATAATAAACTTGAAACAAATCGTTACCAGATGCATTAGGATCGATTGGTCCACCTGAAAATTCTAAGTCTCCGTTTGCAAGATTTCCATTCCCATCATAACCAAGAAATTTTACTCCTAATATAAAAAATTGTCTACTTGGATTATTAATTGATCCTTTTCCTGAATAGCCAGAGTCGTTTGAGTATTCTTGTAATGCATCACTGGCTTGTTTTAATTTTGTATTAAAAGAAAAACTATATGGTTCTATAACTTCAAATGATACTTCATATATGTTAGTAGAAGATTGTGTTGCTTCTCCTGAGATTGCTTGTTTTAATTTTAAGTTATCAATATAAAAATCATTATCAAAGCCTGGTGCACGTTGAGATTCATTGTTGTTAATACCTGCAGATTCTGCAATAAGATAGGCTCCACCTTTTCCGTCTCCGATAGCAGTTTCTAAGGCGTCAATTTATCTTCTTCCTGACGCAACAAAGGCATCATATGCATCTGGAGTAATCATATATAAACTTAATTGATACGTATAAGATGATAAAGCACCTAGAGGATTTTTTAAACGTCTACCCGGTGCATCTGTACTTCCAGTATTAGCATTTGATTGTGCATTCCCTTCACCTTCATTATTAGGACTGCTTGTTGTTTCGGTACCCTCATCTTTTTGTATTTCAGATTCTTGTGCCGCATTAGCATCACTAGTAGGGCTACTTCCTCCTGATACTTTTTGATCCTCGTCCACTGCATTTTCTCCATCAGATGGCTCATCAGTAGTATCTGGTTCATTTGAAATATCAATAGGTGCCGCTTCACGTTGAGGATCATCAGCCGGTAATGCGGCTACTTCGGCTAAAATTTCTGATTTTTGTTGATTTAAATTTTCAGAATCTACGTTATTAGTTATTTGATCATTATCAGATATAATTAATGTTCCTAGAG